TCTCGTTCATGAACCCGAAGCGGTCGTCGGCGGCCGAATAGCCGAAATATCCCTTGCGGCCCGATGCGTCGAACCACGACTGGAACAGGTTGCCCGTGCCCCGCGCGTTCGACGTCTCCAGCCGGATGCTGTCCGCGACCGTCGTATAGACATGCAGCCGCACCGCCGGCGCAATCCCGATGCCAAGCCCGGTCGCGGTCAGCCGCGCGCGCTCGCTACCCCCCGCCGCCAGCCCCAGAATATTGGCACCGGGCCTGAAAAGTCCGGTGTCGGCGTCGGCCGAGAAACTGATCGCCGGGATCGCCGCCGACCCGTCCTGCGCGTCGATCGGGCCGCCGAACCCGTGGCGGCCGGCCGCGTCGCGGTACGGCAGCGTCGCGGCGGGGACATTGACCCAGTCGCTGCCCCGCCGGACCGTCAGCAGGTCGCCGGCGTCCGCCGCCGCCACTTCGGCATGCCCGGTCGACAGCGGCTGCTTCGCGGCGATCGCGCCGGCCAGCGCGGCACCCTCGGCATCGCGCGCGCTGTACCACGCGGCGCCGACGGTGAGCGCGATCGTCTTCAGCCCCGCGGCGAAATCGACCGGCGCGCCGGCGTTTGACGAGGCTGCCACGCTGTCGCGCACCAGCTTGCCGCCGGCGTCGATATGGCCCAGCCCGGCTTCCCACTCGGCCGGCCGCGCGATCCCCGCGATGGCATAGTGAAAGGTGGCACCCGCCGGAACGACGGCGGAAAAACGGCGATGCCCGGGGACTGCGCCGGTCGGCGTCAGCGGCCCGGTCCCGCCCTCCTGCGCCAGCTCGCGCACCAGGTCGGCGAAAAAAGGGGTCGGCATGGCAAGGCCATCCTTTCCTGTATCGGGATGTCGGGAAAATTGGCGCCCGGCCCTGACCCGAAAGGGAAGGGAGCATCGGACCGGGCGCCCATCGCGCACCAGCGCCGTTTAGCTGGCGGCGAATTTCATCAGCTTGATTGCCTGTGAATCGATGATCGCACCGCCGACCCTTTTGGTTGCATAGAAATGCACAAAGGGCTTGTTGCTGAACGGATCGCGCAGGATGCGCGTCTCGCCGCGGTCAGCGACCAGATAGCCGGCGCGGAAGTTGCCGAAGGCGATCGACAGGCTGTTCGCGCCGACATCGGGCATATCCTCGGCCTCGACCACCGGATAGCCGAGCAGCGTCGCCGCCTGCCCCTCGACCATCCCAGGCTGCCAGATGAAGGCGCCGTCGGTGGTCTTGAACTTGCGGATGCGGCTCAGCGTGTCGCTGTTCATCACCCAGCACGCCCCCTGCCGGTACGGCGCCTTCAGCGAATGGACGAGCTCGACCAGCTTGTCCTGCGGGTTCGACGCCGGAAAGGCGCCCGCGGTCCCCGTCGCGAGGTACTGCAACGACCCGAAGGCGCGCACGCTGTCGATCTCGTTCGTCGCCGTATAAGTGAGGAACCCCTTCGGCCGGTTCGTGCCGTTGCCGTTCACGAAGGCGCTGCCTTCGGCGATCGCGAACTCGCGGCCGAGCTGCTCGGCCAGCCAGTCCTCGACGTTGAACATCGCATCGTCGAGCATCGCCTGGCTCGCCGCCGGATTGGCATAGAGCTCGCCCGTCGGCGGCACGATCTCGGCAAAGCTGCGCGTCGCCGTCTCGGGCCGCGCCGCGGTCTCGCCGACCCAGCCCGTCCCCATCGATCCCGTCGCGACCAGCTTGCGATACCCGCTCGTCCCGGTCTGCACCACCGTCGCGATGCTGCGGATCGGCGACAGCGTCTTCAGCGTCGCCGCGATGCTGCCGTCGATCTCGCGCGGCACCGCATAGCCGCCGTCGCCGACCGTCGCCCCCGACAGGCTCTTCATCTCGGGCGCCGCTTCGATCCCGCGCCGCAGATAGCGCTCGACAAAGGCACCCAGCGCCGGATCGGCCGCCTTCGCCCCGTCGAGCGGCAGCCGCGACGCCGCGACAGCCTGCGCATCGACCTGCGCCTTCAGCGCCGCCACCGACGCCTTCAACTCGTCGACCGCCTCGGCGGCCAGAACCGCATCGAACGCGCCGTCGAGCGCGTCCGCCTTCACTTCGATATCATCCATATCCGTCACTCCTTCACCGCAATAAAAAAGGGCCGCTCCCCGAGGTGGGGAGCGGCCCGTGACCGCATCGTCGGCGCGCCCTGTTACGGCGCCGATTTCCATTCGAGATTGGTGAACACGAAATCGCCCGTCGAGCAGGCCGCCGTCAGCTTGACCCTGTCGCCCATCGCCACCGGCAGCTTCGCCTTCTGCTCGCCCGCCATCAGGAACACCTCGCCCGGGCCCGTCACCCGGATCGCAAAAGCGACCGGCTGCGAAAGCGCGCTCAGCTGCGGATCGCCCTTGCGCTCCGCGCCGGCGATCTTGCCCGACAGCGTGACCAGCCCTTCTTTCGTCTTCGGCGGCCCGCCCAGATAGCGGACTTCGGCGGCATTCTGTCCGTCGGCGGTCTCGATCCGCACCCACGCGCCGGGCGCCCAAGCGGCGTCCTTGCGGAATTCGTTCGGCGTGATCGTCCCGCCGACCTCGAACCCCGCGGCGGGGACTTCGAGCTCGATCGCGGAAAAACGCCCCGCCGCCGTATCGCACCCCCATGTCATCGGCGCCGCCTGCACCGGCAACGACCAGGCGGCGACCGCCGCAGCCATCGAAATCATAACCATCGCACGCATGAATATAGCTCCTCCCCGGAACGGCTCATGCACCCGATTTCGGATCACAAGTCAACGCGATGCGCCATGATTACGCGTGCGAGCGGCTGCATCGGCTGCGCGACCAGACTGACCTCTGCCAGATCGAGCGCAAGCAGCTCGCGCGGATCGCGCCCGCGCGCCGCCTTCACCCGATATCCAAAGCTCAGCCCCGTCAGCGCGCCCTTCGCAACAAGTGCCGCCGCCGCCGGATGGGTAACCCGCGCTACCACACGCAGCCCGCGCGCATCTTCGGCAAGGCTCTCGATCACCCCGATCGCGGTTCCCGGCCGATGCTGCCAGAGCAGCGGCACCTCCCGCCTCGTCTTCAGGCTCTCCCCGAACGCTCCCGCCCGCACGACATCGCCGCCGCGATCGACCCTGTCGAATACCGACGCATAGCCCGCAAAGCGGACGCTCATTTGAGCAGCCCCGCAAACCCCAGCTTCATCGCAAGGCCCACGACCAGCAGCGCCAGCATCCCGCGTACCGCCCAGTCGACCACCGCCGCCCACGCGCTCTTCTTCGCATCGCGCCATGCGCCGAGTAGCTGGCGCAAATCGCTCACATCGTCGCGCGCCGCCTCGTCGGCGAGGCCGAGCCGTGCGAGCGCGCGCCGCGCACCCAGCTCGCTCGCCTCCTCGACCACCGCACGCAGCAACGCCGCGTCGGGCGCACCGGAAGCTCCGGCCGCGCCCGTCCCCGCCAGCGCGATCAACCGCGCCAGCGCTTCGTCCTCATCCATGTCCAATTCCTCGGGTTAAGCGACGCCGAGCAGCGCCTTCTTCTCGTCCGCGGTCAGCCAGTCCGCCGCCGACACCTCGCGCCACAGCGCCATCCGGTCCTCGGCCAGCGCCGGCACCTTATCCAGATCGACGTGCAGCTCCGCGCCATCGAACCAGCCCGACAAGCCCTGCGCCACCGCACCCAAAATCTTCGCGCACAAAGGCAGCACGGTCAGCCGCCACAGCGCGCGATTGGCCTCGCGATAATTGGCATAGGTCGCGTCGCCCGGCAGCCCGAGCAGCATCGGCGGCACCCCGAAAGCCATCGCAATCTCGCGCGCACTGCTGTCTTTCAGCGCCAGAAAATCCATCTCCGTCGGCGACAGCGACAGCGCCTGCCATTTGAGTCCGCCTTCGAGCAGTAAAGGCCGCCCCGCATTCGCCCCGCCCGCAAAACTCTCGGCCAGCTCCTCGCGCAGCCGGTCGACCTGCTCGGCCGACAGCGGCATCCCCTTGTCCCCCGGATCATGCACCAGCGCCCCCGAAGGCCGCGCCGCATTCTCCAGCAGCGCCGCGTTCCATTTCGCCGCCGCATTATGCGCCGCAATCGCCCCCGCCGCGGCGCCGAGGCACCCCGCGCCATAATGATCGTCGAGCGGATGCAGCGCCTTCACATGCACCACCGCGACGCGCCCCGCGCCGTCCTCGGCGGGCAGCACCGCCGCCGATCCGCCCGCCTTGTAGCGATACGCCACCGGCCACCCGCGGCTATCGGCCTCTACGGTCACCCGCTCGGGCCGCAGCGCAAAAAGCTCCGCCGGCGCCCCCGCGCCATCAGTCAGAATCTGCACATAGCCAT